TTCCACTTTGCCGATTGCTTCGACCAGTTCTCCCAAAGAGGGAAACCTGCATCTCCGAGTTCGGCCTTGAGTGCCATGCCGACTTCAACCCAGGTGTCCCGATCCTCATACCCTGGGACATGCTGCAGGACCTCTTCCCAGTTCGTTTCATCAGGGTAGTCCTTCTTGGACTCCTGCACTTGCTCGGCATCAAAGATAACTCGGCCCTTGACCTCTGCCTGTTCTGCTTCCTTGAAAGGAAACGGATCAGGATGAGGATTCAGGTATGCATCAGGATCATGCGAAAGAAAACAGAGCCTGGAGAGGTCCTTGACCTTGAAGTCAAAGTATTCAATCGGCAGTTCCAGATACTCAGAGAAGTGCTGCTGAATCTGCTCAAAGTAGTCGAGATGATTATCGGTAGTGGCATCGGTGCGGACCCCGAACTTTACCCCTCGTTGAGACGGTGAGAGGTAGCACCAGGCAATGTATCGGGAGAGTTTGAGGAGGTTGCGGATCTCCTTGGCCTGCTGAACCTCCAGCTTGTCAATGTCTCCGTGTCCAATCTGGTTGTAAATCTGGATATTCGGCTTTCTCGTCTTTGGATCGTAGGCTTGCCGTTTGATCGAATGATATTGTCCATAGACACTGAAACAGACGAGATCCTGCTTCTGTTCTCGGTACTCCTCAGAGTCAAACCCAAAGGTCTCGCCAATCGTGACCAGATCAATGATGAACTCCCGATAAACATCACTCTGAATCATGTCAATGATGCTGCCCATCGGCTGGACATAGGTGCTGACCGTGGTGTAGCAGTTGTTGTAGACAGAAACCGGAAGGTCTGCCGTGTTCCAGGTCTCTGTCATCACTGCATCCTCAGAAGGGAACATCTTCTTCTGCACCAGTCGGTGTGCCTCCGGTCGGAGCACCTGCAGGTACATCCACAGACATGATGCTGGACCCTTTGAAGGTTTTGCTGAACTTGTTGAGGATGTCCTGTGCATCTGGTGCCGTGGAGGCAGACTTGCTGACCGGAGGCAGATCTGTGATCGACTGGGCAAAGTATTTGACGATCTTCTTGGGGTAACTCTTCCCGTTGTCGAGCTTCTTGTGCATCACAGCACCCGTCTTCTTGTCAGTCAGGTTGCGGATGCCAATGGCAAACTGCTTTCCTTCCAGAATCGGATTGTAGGAACTCTTGTCATCAGTGATCTTATGGTTCGGGCAACCAGAGAAGACACAGATCTGCTTCAGGTGATCGTGTCCGAGTCCAACAGCCCAGAAATCCTTTTCTTTGTGAGAGACAGTGTACCAGGTGCGGAATTGACCTTCTCCGCACTGGAACTCCACCTTGATCTGTTGCTGAAGAAACTTGCCCTGATCATCGGTCTCTTCCGGCAGTACCTCCAACTCTGCAACACTGACCAGGTAGTTGCCCTCATCTAAAATAGGTCCATTGCCATTGCCAGAACCTCCTGCTGAACGGAGTTCGACCTGACCAGCATCAAAGATTACGCGACTCATAGTGCTAACTCCTTGGCAAGCATTTCATAATTGACAGGCTTAATCCCATCCCCGTTGTACCCAAAACGATTCTTGGCAACATAGTGGGCACCCTCATTGATCAGCAGCACCCGTTCTCCATCGGTGCTGAGTAGTTCCTTCTGCCCTTGCCTGCGGACCATGGTTTCCAGAATCAGGAACCCCACACACTCAGCCCACTCCACACACTTTGCAGCAGCCCGTTTGTGCAGTTTGACATCCCAACGGTCGTATTCGGTGAGCATCGGGTCAAAGATCCGTTTCTGTTCGCAGTGTGCCAGGAGCACCACATTCATCCCCCGTTGATCGCAGAGATAGGTACAACCTGCCAAGAACTGGGGCCACTCCTGTGAGCTCGTCTCCACATATCCTCTGCCATACCCTGGAGTCTCAATGCTGGGCACTTCCAGACGAGCGCAGGTAGCCTCCCAGACCTTCGGTTCCAACCAGTCAATCGTGTCAATGACCAAGGTCTGATAATCGTGTTCTTCCTTGGCAAGTCGTCGCAACCAGTCCATCACAGTGCTGAACTTCTCCTTCCGTAGATCCACCCGATCCACATCCAAACGTCCGGTGCTGCCCTCAATGTCTAGGATCAAGGGATTTGGGAATGATGCTGCCAGTGTAGACTTCCCCACTCCTGGAATGCCGTAAATTAAGGCCTTCAGTGGGGTTTTCAGTTTCCCTGAGCTGATTCCTTCCATGTGTCCTCATATGGAATGTATCGTTGAAAATGTGCAGACCACTTGAGCCAACCGTCTTCAGGAGACCAGGCAGTCTGCAGTTTGGGGGTCTTCGTTTTAGTTTGAAATCTCATTAGATGCGCTTGAATTAGTGATTGGTATTCTCTCTACATATTTTTTAATGTAAGAATTTTCATTTTCTGCTGCGTAACGTGCAGCAAGCAAAAAATTTTTCTTCATTATTTCAATTTGTTGACTGCGCCAACGTAAATGATGACTATTTTGTTGGTCAGTACAAAAACGTTTTAATTGCGTTAAAGATTGATCCTCTGGGTCAAAACCTATTTCATTTTCAAATGCTGTACGACTAAAGATCGAATCAGCAATTAGTTTTGGAAGATCTCGAACAGCACAAAAGAAACAAATAAAAACGTCTTTTCCTCCTTGAAAATTCCAATAGGCATCTGCTGGTCGTTGACAAGAATCACACTTTGCGTCCTTGCCAAAAGACCCAAAAGGGGCATTTTTAGAAATTATTCCCATCATTAACCTTAAAACTAGAATGTCGGTTGTAGGTCCTGCGCCAGTGAACCATCTTGTGGCACCCAGTGCAGAGAGTCTGCAGGTTCTCAGGGGCATCACTGCCTCCATGCTGAACCTCCAGAACATGATGGATCTCCAGAGTGTCTGGCAGCACCAGATCCTCTTTCATGCTGAGACACATCTCGCAGTAGTCTTTGCAGAAACGATTGCGGAGATCCGCCTGACCCTTGCGTGACTTCTTCTCCTTCGGTTTGCCTTCCCACTTCATGAAACGCCCACAATCCTCACAGGTCACTTTGCAGTAGTGCCCACCAGGATGAGGACCGTAGTCACGACTCAGGTTTTCGTGATCACAGTCTTGAGTCCAAGCAACTGTTTCTGCGTCAAATAATATTTTTGCCATCCATTGCTCCTATCGAAAACAGAGACCAGCACCTTCTCGGCAGATCCTAAGTGCCGATCATCAGTTTGGACTGCAGAACCTCTGGAAACCGTCATGTCAGTAACCGATTTCCTGCGCAGTGACGACACAACGTCGGAGAGACCTGATAGCGTGGATGCGTCTCTCGATTTGCAGTCTTTTCACTGGTCTCTACCAGTCGCACGACATGCGACTGATGCAGATCAGTGGGTTGGGAGGTGCTGAGATCGTAGGGGGAGAAAACGCGAAAAACCCCGTATTGATTAGGTGGTACATGAATGTAGCGGAATTTTTTTAGGGAGGACTCCGCTCACCACTTTGCCCAGCACCGTTAAATTTCTAATTCCAGTAACTCCTCTTCATCTTCATTGATGGTCGATCCAACTGCCCAAATCGGGTGCAGATACTTGGTGATCGTCTTCCCCTTCTTCAGATAGGCCCAGATTTCCTTGGCATATGCCGTGTCTGGAGGACAATCTCGGACCTGAATCGATGAGTCGTCCCATTTCTTCTGCAGTTGAACCTGGTTCTTCTGTCCCTTCTCCAACTCATCAATTTTCTCCTGCCGTTTGGCAACTCGATACCCACCTTGGCACTTGTGGGAACAGAACTTTGCCATCGACTTGCGGGTCTTTGGCATGAACTCCTCCTTACAGTGCAGACAAACCTTGGGACGAATCGGAGAATTCTGGGTTGCCAGTCGTCCACGTTCTCTCTGGGCATCACTGTTACAAGATGCGGAACAATAAACGTGTCTGCTATGCTTCTGCTCAAAATGGAAATTACAACTTTTGCACTTAACAACTTTCTTTTTCGGTTCCCCTCTTACTTTCCAATTATTCCACTGCGCCCTCTGCCTCCTTGCCTCATCAAAACAGTCAGCACTGCAGTATTTCTGATGACTGTTGACCTTCGTGTATTCCTCCCCACAATGCAGACAGCCCACAATCTGGGGAGGTTTGCGAGGGTTCGATTCCCAGCATTTTCGACCACAGAATCGATGACTCAGAGTCTTCGGTTTGAACATCTCCCCGCAGGTCTCGCAGGGTTTCGGAGGTCGATCTTTTAGATACAACCCCAACCTTGCTCTCTCTAACTTCGACTGATAACTGCACTCAGCACTGCAGGTGATGGAGCGAGGACTCCCGTAAAATTCCTTCTTGCAGACGACACAATTCTTTGGCGGATACTTTCTCCCAATCCTTCTGTTCCTCCATTTGCGACTGCATTCCTCACTGCAGGTTTTTGCTCGTCGATCTGCCTGGAATATTTCTTTGCAGACGATGCACGGTTTAGGATTGACCGACCGATACTTCAGTTTTTCCTGCTCTAGTTTGTATTCTCTGCTGCAGATCTCCCCGCAGGTTTTCTGTCGTGCCACCAAGGGGATGTACTTGAGTCCGCACATCAGACAGATCCGAGGGTCCTTCCAATGACTCACTCTTTCTTCTCCTTCCGATCCTCATCCCATTCCCAAAATCCGCAGGCGTGCAAGGGTGCTTCATCTGCCCCAGTCACTCCACACATTCCCCAGATATAACTGCTGGGAAGTCGGAAGTTCCCCGCAGTCCGGTAGTGCCGACAGTTGCGACATAACCTATTTCCAGTATGCGGGTAGCTCATCGAATCCTTTCACATGCACGGCACTTGGCTCTGCCAGGATTCCAATATGGTTTCCTGTTGGGCTTGTAGGTCTCGCACCGACTGCAGAACAGGAGAGCAGGCTTGGCATCTAACTTCTCCAACCTCTCTCGCAGTCGTTCACTCAAGGGTCGCCTGGTAGTCCCATGTAACGTCATTAAATACATCGTCCCTCCTAGACAGTTTCTCTTCCATTGATGGATCGACAGGCCGCAGATCCCTGCACTGCTGGGTATGCTCGGCAGGTCGGAACAGACCACACTGAGGACACTGGTAGACTGCAGTGTAGGATGCTCGGATCTCCTTGGACCTTGCCTCTGCACGACGCACAGATGCCCAGTACGCTCGACCCATCCGTGCAGTCTCTGCCTTGAACGCTTCAAATCGAGCATTCAGTTTTTCTGCTGTCGTAGTTTCCATTTCAGGGTGATCCATTGAAGACGCACCCACCAATAGGCACGACGTAGAAGTAACTGCTGGGAGGGACGGAGGATTCTGGACTTGCGGTGCTGAATCTCTAAATCAAAGAGGTATTCGACTCTGGACATCATCACTCTCCATGTATTGGGTTGGCTCATCCAATGGGATGCAGATGAAATGAGAAAAACCGCTTTCATCTCACTTCAGAGAACTCTGTCAATGAGTCCAATGTTCTGCACCCCAGTGGAAGCCCAGTTTTAGACCTGTGTAGGCGGGACCACGACAGCACACAGATCACGGCACTGGGAAGCCGGTGAGGGTTCTTAGTTGACGATTACGATGCTTTGAAGATCGTCCTCATCGTATTGATCTAATTCCTCATCAGTCATGAACTGAATCTTGTACTCATTGATGATCCCATTTTCTGGGTCATCGAATTCATGCTTGAGTTCCTGAACCTGTGCTTCTGCATCCTGTTGAGTAGGGAACAGTCCATACATGAAGGCATGAACCCAGTAACTGGATACGTTGTCGCTAACTTGTTCTTGAATGATGTACATGCGTCCTCTTTAGGTTAGTCCGCCATTTCTGACATCTGGCGGATCTGTTGGTTAATGCGACTCTCCTCCAACTTGCGGAGAGCGCGAACGGCAGCAATTTCAGTGTCTGCTGCCACCTGACGGGAGATGATCTGCATCATCTCCTTGATTTCTTTTAGGTCAGATCTGATCTCATCAAGTTCAATGTCGGTCATAGACTGGCCTCAATCAATTTGAACTCTTTTAAACTAAAAATAATCGGGGCATGGGCATGAGATTGCCATCCCTGCGGGATTCGGCCTTCCCTACGGAGTCTGCGGAGTTTATCCACAGATACCCCAGTTTTTTTACTCACTTCCAATAAACTTATGTTGTTTTCCATCTGTTTTTTATGTAAACTGTTTAACAGTTGAACAATTTGTTCAATTAGTTTTATTGGACTTTTTAAACTATTTCAACATTTTTTTGCGCTATTATGGACAAGTCCAAGCAACTCTTTGAAATCACTAAACAAAAATTTGGATTACGTTTTGATCGTGAACTTGCAGATTTGCTTGGGATAAAAAAATCAACTCTGTCACAGAAAATTTCTCGTGCAGATTTTCCTTTTTTTCAAATTCGGCAGTTACTTGCTGAACGAGGTTTAGCAAGCGATTGGCTAGACGATTATGAGGGGAAAATGAAACCAGATTCATCGAATAACATGAATCCAGATGCAGCCAGACTGAGGGATAAAGATCAGATCATTCAGATTCAAAAGGAGTATATAGAGACCTTAAAAGAACAGATTGAGGTCCTGAAGGATGAACACAAAAAAAAATGGAATCCGGCAATCGCACCACAATGGATCAATCGACCAAGCAATTTGACGATATAGACCCTCCAAGTCAGTAATTACGGGCATTAGCTACCTTTTATTCATTTAGTTACAAAATCGTTACCCCCCCCCATGTTTGTGTAATTCGATATTTGTTTAATCAAATATGATCCGCAAAGATATAGTCTACGACAGAACGAACAGGGTATTTACTGCGAACTTTCGATTCGACGGAAAACGCCACAGACCCACCCTGATCAGCAAGGATGACTACGACCAACTCACCGAGGAAGAAAGGGAGCAGGTAGTTGGGACCCTCTGGAGGAAAGCAAAGGATCGATTTGACCGACTGGTGGCGGAGGGAGAACGACACGGACAGTACCTAGAACCACTGCTGGAGGAGTGGCTTGCCTCGGTTGCCTCTGCACGAGACTCCAAGACCGTGGATCACTACAGACTAGACCTTCAAAGATTCCTTCACGTTGCTCCCCCAAGAACAGGACAACTCTCCTCCAGGGTCCAGGAACCCTTCTACGATCACCTCCGCAGTCTCGGCCTGTCCGATTCCTCCATCAATTCTGCAGTGCGATCTGTTCGGGTATTCGTCAAGTGGTTGGCAGAACGAGAACTGCTGAAGCACCCAGTGACCTTGAAGGCGTTGCGAACCGTCAAGAAACGTCCGCAGTTCTACAGTGCAGAACAGATCAGCCAGATGCTGGACTACTGCAGGGAGACACCAGGCAGGAGATATACATTATTATATAGGTGTATCTGGATCTTGAGTCAGACCGGAATGCGGGGAGGGGAACTGTTGAATCTAAAATGGTCAGAGGTCGAGGAGAGACGGATCAAGATCGTCAGCACTGACCAATGGCAAGTAAAGAGTCGCAGAGATGCTTGGGTTCCCGTGTCGCCAAAATTACAGCAAGAATGGAATCAGTGGGAGAAAACAGGAGAGACCTGGGTGCTGGATAAAGGGGATGGCAAGAGGTACTGGGCACATCTCAATGAGTTGACTGCCAGCATGAGATTTGTTCAGACCAAATGCGACTGCAGAGGTCCGAAACCGTTGCATGGATTTAGAGCTGGAGTGGCAACGGAATTATTGAGACAGGGTGCTAGTCCGGTGCATGTGCAGAGACTGTTGCGTCATGAGGATCTGAGTACGACGATGGGATACTTAGATCCAGATGCTCTGGAGATCGAAAATCTGGTGAGAAACCTATGATCTCCAAAGGGAGTTATCGACAAATCGAAAATTCCCGCCAGGCGTGCGCCCATCAGGACTTGAACCTGAAACCTACTGATTAGAAGTCAGATAGAAATTATTATTTATTCTATAATATCAGTAATTTGCAAGATTGAGAATGGTCAGTAAAGACAAGGTTGCTAGTCCAGAAGTCCACTGGAAATCCTTCCGCCAAGACCTCCAACAAACATATTTCGACGGGCATTTTCTTGTGCCATCAAGTCCCTCAATGCAGCGTAGTTTTGCAGGTCGTTCAGACTCTGACCAACGGCAGCAGATCCCTGTCCAGACAATCGAGGACCTAGTTGCTCCGACATCTGTCTCATCTCTCTGCGTCTCAGCAGGTCATCCACATAATTTGCTCCTCTTGCCAGCAGATCAATGTTATTGGCTTGTGCTGCACTACTAATCTCATTCGGGGTTAGTCCACCAAGTTCACTTTGATTTGCGAATCGTTCTGCAGTCTGACTGTTCCCCAACACATATTTTGCAGATTTGCTCATGGTCCGTTCTGCATCCATCTCTCGCTGGAACTGCTGGAACTGCTCTGGGGATTCAAACAGAATCTCCATCCTCCTCTGCATGTTTGGAGAGGACCAGTCTCTTGTTCGATCTCCTGCATCAGCTTTGACTTCATTCATCTGATCCTTCATCCGTTGAACGAATCCAGACCGGAGGGCATTCATCTCTGTGGAAGTCTTGTCCCTTACCAGATCCTCCAGTTGCTCTGGAGGCATTCTTGGAGCATCCTTGTACCCGATTTGATTGAGATCCTGCATCATGCGGGTGTCGTAACCTTCTCGACGCAACTGCTGATATGCTGGGTTCTCTGCATCTGCAGCAGACATGAACTCATTCAAATTCTTGGACAGAGATCGACGTTCTGCACCAGAGATATATCTAGGTTCTACAGGTCTTCGGTCAATCATATCTCCCACCCCTTGCCGAGTATCCTCAATCTCTCTCAGTGTGTAGGGGCCTGGTCGGATTCCTTGATCTGTACGGATTGCACCCCCAGTGGGTTCGCGTAAATATTCTGCATTCTTTTGAATGGATCGTTGAGCATCGGCAAACCGAGGATCACTCTCATAGATTTGCTGGTAGGTGGGGTCCTGCATCAAGTCATTCTGAATAGCTTGATAGCGAGGACTCAACTCTGCTCTGCGTTCTGCCATCTGAGTTGCAAACCGTTCAGGGTCTGTCCCTTCTGCCAGGTTCCTTTGCAGGGTGTCGAGCAAACGTTCTCGTTGTCCAGCCTGTCGAGTGTAGAGCATGTCACTGATCTGCTCAGATGCAGGTCCTGGAGTTGATACCAGTGCATCCGTGGTTTTTCTCAGATTCCGACCTGCTAGGTCAGGCATGGCAACCTCTGCACCTCGTTGAGCTGTTTCAAACTCACCGAGTCGTTGTCTGGCAGCATCCACAGCAGCAGCACCTCTCAGTCCTGTGTCGTCTTCAATACTGGTCAGCAGTTTGCGGAGGGCACGATTGTTTGGATCATAATCATTAACAGGAGAGGCAGGTCCAATCGGAGTGTTCCCACCAGACCCTGAGAGTAATCTCTGCAGTCCTGCACGACCCAGATCCACTGCTGGACTGATGGTCCCCCCTGTGGCAGCACCGACTGCTGCACCAATTCCTACATTCTGATCCGCACCTGCAGCAGTCAAAGCACCTGCCCCTGCACCTGATGCAGCGCCAGAGGTTGCAGACCTGGCAATGTTACGGATGGGTTGTCCGGTAGTTGGTTGGAGCATTTGAGGCAACTGCATTCCTAACCGTGCTGCGGCAGCACCTTCTGCGGCACCTCCTATGATCCCACCTCCGACATTCATCAGTGTTGTTGCTGTAGGATCGATGTTCTGAAAGGTCTGTCGTTCTTCGTTAATCTGATTCTTGGCTTCGTCGTAGGTTTCGTCTGTGACCAGGGTGCGGAAAAAGGCTTCCACCTCATCACCCCACTCATACATCACCCCACCTGCAATCTCTCTGGCAACAGCACCAGCAAACTGAGGACTGAACTTGTCACCGAGTGCTTTCTGGTATCCTGCCTTCTTGCCTTGTTTGTTGATTAGGTAGCGAACGGCATCCTCAAAACTATCTCGACTGTACCCTTTCCGACGCAGGTACTCGTTGATGTTTTCTTCCGAAACATTTCTAGCCCGTGCATCAGAGACTTTGACTAGGATCTCCTGCAGTTTGGTCATAGGTCACTCACTGAAGTAAAATATCATCAGGGTCATTGCTTACTTGTGGGAGTGCCCCCTGGATTCGGGCTTGTTCCGCAATTTTTAACTGTGCTTCCTGCACCTTCAATGCTCTCATCTGCCGTTTGCGTTCCTTGGCTTCCGGTCCTTCTCCAGGTGTTGGGAAGTATTGCTGTCGGTATGATTCATATTCTGATTGGGCAATGGCGGCACCAGATGCAGCTCGCAATACATTTTCAATCCAACGATCCTGGGCATCGATTTTCATTCGATACTCATCTGACTGGAATCGTCGGAATGGCATTGCTTCGTCAAGACTAAAGGTGTCCATTGGTTCATCATAGTTGTTACTGAGGATCTCCTGTTCAAATCCTGCCAAGACATTCCCCCTTGCCCGTTGTTGCTGCTCCGTCAGATTCGGTTTGGCAGGTACAACACTACTCTGGTTCTTCAGTTGGGCCTGCTGTTGTGCCAGTGCTGGGAACTTCTTCACATAGTAGTCTGGGATGGTTGGATAGGTCTTGAACCGTTCTGTCTGTTGTTTCTGTGGATTCCACTGAGTGGTTTCATCAGAAGGTTCTAGGAACAATCTCTGGAATGCCATCTGAACCTTGGGATCATTGGTTTGTTCTGCCGTAGCATTGATGAGGATGTCCTCATCTCGTTCTGCCTGGCTCCCTCTGGGTTTGGCCTCTGGTTTCTGAGGTTCTTCAAACTTACTGATCGCAGAGATCAAATCCTTGGACTCATAGGCCCCATAGGTCTCAGCAGGTTGCCCTGTGTAGCTTGCCAATTTCTCCCGCAGATTCTGAGTCTCTTGCATCTCGGCAGTGGGGAAGAACTGATGATATTCCGACTGCAGCATTTCGGGACTCATTCCCATCAACTGCTTTCGACGTTCTACTCTTTGCGTTTGATTGAGGTCGGATTGCTTGCCAAGAATCTGACTGACCTGGCTTTCCTTTAGTTGTCCAGCCAGTCGTCTGGCCTCTGCCTTCTCCGTCATTGTTGCATTCATCGAGTTGGCACGACTGATGGCATCTGTAGTCAATGCCCGTAGATACATGATGTCATATTCTTCTTTTCGGGCATCACGTTCATCCTCAATCCGTTGCCTCTCCGCCTCACTCAACCGTTTCTTCGTCCCACCATATCCCTGAATGTAACCACCGAGACCCCTGGCAAGTGCCGAGGAGAGTGTGACATCATTTGGGTTTGTACTGTACCGAGGTGCGGACATCAAGCCGAGTCCTGCTTGAAGGAGTCCCATCCTCATCGGATCATCGTAGAATGATCCACCCTCTGTAGGTTCCTCGGTGTCCAGCAGTCCTTGTGCTGGTGAGGAGGTCTGTGGTCTGACAGGCAATGGAACATTGCCAGTGCTGGGAGGTGCCCCCATGCTTGGAGGTGTAATCGGCTGGACAGGTCGAGGTCTGGTCTGTACTGAACTGAGCGGGTCATAGTTCGCAGGTGGTCGTGCTCCCCGTGTCTCTGCACTCCGGTTCGTTGGGATTGCCTCCCTCTGGCGTTTCTCTTGATACTGCCGGAACTGTCTCTCAATCATCGATACTGGATCAGATCCCAGAGTTTTGGGCAAGTTCGGCATCATGGCCTGCTGCAGTCTTGCTTGGTCCAGTTGATCCAGATAATCCAAGGCATTTGGGGGGTAGGAAGATGCAGGAGAGGATGGATTTGCGCCAGACATCGTGCTCAGTCTGAAGAATTCTGCAGGGTCCAGATAGTTTTGCCAATCCTGCGGATTAGGCAACCCTCGATATTGTAATGCCATCAGACTCTCCTAATCTTTGAGTAAACTGTAGGTTGACAACCCTGCACCGAGTGCCTGGAGGAGAGGATTCTGACCATACAGAGGACTGCTGGTAGTGACCACACTGTTCGTCGCAGGAGAGATTGCTGCATTCCTAAGATTGATCATGTCCATTGGATACCCAAGTTCTCGTTGGAACTCGTTATAAATGAAGTCGAGATCCTGCTGGTTTCGGTTGTCCTGTCCTGCTCCTGCTGCAAGCAGGTCTGCGATTCGTTGACGACGATCTGCAACATCCATCTGATTGAGGTTCCCCAGTGCCCCTGCACCCTGAAGATTCAGGGCCCCTGCACCCTGGCGAAACTGCTCGGCCAGTCTGGCCTGCTCTACTTGCAACTGATTCCCTTGCCGTTGCAACTGTTGTTGCAGACTCATCACATCGCGATCACTTTGTGCCCCTAAACCCTGAGCAGTCAGGGCACCCTGTGCGTCCAGTCCTTGTGCTGCCAGAGCACCCTGAGATTGCAATCCCCGCACATCCTGCAGATCTTTTGCAGTCAAGGACTGACCCTGGAGATTCCCAGCAGACTGATAGCCTCTCACATTTTGTAGGTCTGCTGCCGTCAACCCAAGTCTTTGCAGTTTTTCCTGTTGTGCGAGATTTGCAGCAGTGTTGAACCCTTGAGACCTCAGTTGTCCAGCAGTGGATGCTGCTTGGTCAAGTGCGTTCCTGGTGTTTTCTGCTCTCATCAGAGCTTCTCTTGAACCACCAAAGGCACCCGACTTTGCGGCTCCTCCCATCGTGGAGAGGTCTGCCATCTGTCGAGCACGGTTGATGTCCTTGAGACTGCTATTGACGACCTGGTCCGTATAAGGGTTCATGAATTTCTGGACAGACTCCTGAAAACTCTGACCAGTCCCATAATCCTGTGCCCCCAGAAGTCCTTGATTGGCATTGCCATATTGAGCTGAGCGCAAATTAGCATTCACATTCGCCAAACCACTGAGGACATTATTGTAGGAATTTGCAGAGGGGGCCTGGAGGTTCAACGAGGCAGGAGAAAACCCTGATCGATAGTTAGCTGTTCCCTGTGCAGCATCGATTGCCGAGGCATAAGGACTTGCCTTATTCACTCGATCTGCCAGCAAACCCTCTCCCTGCAAGGTTCGGTCAGACGGTGCGGCAAAGCGTTGACGATCGTATGCAGAGAAGGGGGTAAGCATGTCACCAAAGGGCACGGCATCTTCCTCCTCACCGTTTTCGGTTTCATCATTTTCCTGACTAGATGCTGCCTGCTGTGCGTTTTTCAAGGCAGTTTGGGAGGCAACCAGTTTTTGATAAACATCTGAATTGAATTCCCCACTGGGCGACTCAGCGAGAGCATGCAGTTCCAGATCCGTGTAGATTTTTGTTGGATCATAATCGCGCCCGTATCCAAGACGGACAGGATTCCCTGATGGAGGAGTTGTCGCAACAGGGTTTTCCAGCAGTGGGTTTTGTTCTTCCAGAACTTTGGTATTCTGTCGTCCTCCTCCTCGGCTGGAGGTGCGCCCAGTCTGCAGATTATCGGACAGAGAAACCTGCCCGTAATCTAACCCACCAGGGGACTGATAAAATCCGATTGGAGGGCTTCCCGTATATCCTCGAATCCCAGAATAATCCTGATCCAGAGTGCTGGGCCGATAGTTGGGATTCATCGTAAACTCCGAACCGATATTCATCGTGTTCTGTGCGTAGGGAATCGCCCAGTCCGGTAGGTTCTGCTGTATCGTGGTTTGATTCCCTGATCGAGAACCCCCTTGCCCCAGAAATGTCGTCAATAAACCAACGCCTACTGCTGCTGTGGCAGGATCAATTGCGGCAGCAGACCTCCCTGCTGGGTTCGTGCGGTACGCATTGGGATTCAGTCCATACTGTCCAACCTGACTGCCCGTGTTGTTTTGATCTTGTCGGATCATAATTAACTCACTACTGAAGTGGAAAGATTCCCTGAGTTATCCACCACAATTTCGTAGCGGGTCCCATTCGGGCTTACTATGATTAGGCTTTGATCTGCGTTGAGCTCAACATCAGACCCCTTCTGGTAACTGGTCGTCAACAACCGAGCAATCTGCTGAAGCACTGGAGCAAAGTACGCCTGAAGGTACGTCCCTGGGGGATTGGGGAGAATCATCGTCTGCCTCCGACATGCGTTTCAAATCGGGTGTTCCCCACTGTCCAGTCGTTGGCTAGTTCTCCTGAGACTTTGTAGCGCACCTGACGTCCTTGGAGTCGCACATCGATCTCACCATCTGCTTCCAGTGGAAAACTGCTGGATGTTGTCTCAGCAGCATCCCCTGAGACGGCAGTGAAAAATTGGAAATTGATGTCTCCCGCAGTCTGTTGATCCGAATCGGTGAAAATCTTGGAAACCCTGGTAAATCGTTCTCCTCCGAGGAGATCAATCGCACCTGTCTCCGCTTCTGCAATCTCAACCTGCAAGGGGTCCTTAGTTTCGTGCTGGTAAATTTTGTTATCCGTAGGATCTGCCGCAATGGGTGCAGACCAGACCCCCTTATCGAACCAGCAGTTTCGGGTCAGGCCAGAATCTCCAAACGAGTCGTACCAGATGTTTTCTCGGTAATTATAAACAACGTAGTAAGAACATTCGCCTGTGTCCCCAATTACACTGGGACACCACCAGATGACCTCACTGAATTCCGAATTTCCTCCGCAGTAGATCAGACCTTCCTGAGTCCAGTCTACGGTCCTCATCACCCGATCCTGAATTGGACACGGTAGATGTCTGGCGTATCCATCAAACATCCAAAACCCTGATCGATTCAACCAAGCTGTGATTTCACTTGTGTTGTAGATCGCATAGGGAGAGAAAGCGCCAGCGGAGTCTGCAAGTTTTTGAATTCCGTAGACCAGAGGAGGTCCAAGATAGGTCATTAAATGAACATCAACATCAGTAAAGACCAAAATCCCTTGAGATACCCGTTTTGCACAGACAATGTACCCTTGCGTTTGCACAGGGAGATCCCCTGCTGTGTTTGTGCTGGATGGGGTCCACACATCCACCGTCTCCTGACTGGACCATTTGATGCTGCGAGCATCACTATCGGCACCTAACGCCAAAACATGCCGTTCCTGGGTGACGATCACAGAGACTGCAGTTGGTGCATTATTGGTGTACCCGTTGGCAGTCGTGATCTCCTCGGCAGGTGTGGAAGTATCCCCCGTCCAGTAAAAAATCGCTTTATCTCCTGACTGCACCCCCACCAGGTTCTCGCCAAAATTATCGAGACTCCACTGTGCTGTCCTACTGTACATTGCAGATCCAGGTCCTGCGTAGATATATCCGTAATCCCCCTCACCATAGAGGTAGGAATTGTACCCAGGTCGAAATTCCGCATCTCCTGTGGCTTGGTATCCACTAGGAGTGATGTCGTAGAGTTTCTGGTGAGCTTCCACCGGAGTAACCGTCACAGTGATGTCTGTCGCAGTTGCTGTGCAGTTTTGTGTGATCGTCACCGTGTTGCTGCTAATCGATTCAATCAAAGATCCGTCTGGGATGCCTGCCCCTGTGATGATGTCTCCTACTTCAAAATTGGTAGCATCATCCACCGTAATGTCTGCTGATCCATCCGTCGTGTCTGCCGTTGCGTCCGTGAAGGCAACAGCCGAGGAGATCGTGCCTGCAAACAGTTTTCCATAGTTGGGATTTCCGGTTCCAGCAGTGCCAATCGCCAGCACACCGACATTGGAGTTGTTACGCCACTGATGATGCCCACGGACAGCAGAATCCAGAGTTTCCGAATGGCGACTCAGTGGGAATTCACGCCAACCTCCCATTGGGCGTAACCTGCCATCTCGGAATCGGACCAGATTCCCTTTAAACCATCTCTGTTTAATCATCCGAGGAGTGCCGTCAACAAACCCTGGAGGGAGTTGAATCTCCTGCAGTCGTTTAGGCATTTTGCTTCTCAGCTTCTTTCATTTTCCTGCGCCACTGACGAAACACTTTGATCCCAATGATAATCGCTAATGGTGCGCCCAGTGCTCCTGCAATCCCTTCGGCAGCGCCAGTATCGAGCATTATATCTACCACCCCCCAGGCTTGATCTTCGACAGTAAGCTCTGTTGTCGCAACAAGCTCTGTCTCAACAGTGCCAGTGATCGCATCGGTTGCTGTCTCGAGCAGAGTTTTCTCCGCTCCCTGCTTGATATAATCAATCAGTACGTCTTCCATCAGTAACTCCAAACTGCCGGGATATCCCGATCATCTACGTGGAGGAAGCGAGACTCTACCGGGCCACGAAACGAGCAGCCCAGGCCCTTGAATCCGTGTTTGATCGCGAGCTCGAGGAGTCGATACCCATCGTAGCCCACAAGTAGGTCAGCGGCTCTGCCAAGGCCGTGGTATCCAACCTTGTCCTTCTTAGCCTCCGCTGGATGGGTTTTGTCTCTAAATGCAGAGCTCAAATAGATTGGTTTGCCGTATTCTTCCCGGAGAGCCTCCAGGCGATCGAGGAAGGACTGCTCCATTTCACAGCGACCAGTGTGTTTGCACTGAAGCTCGTCTCTCGAAAATCTTAGGCTGTGATCTGCTGTACTCACCTTCTTTCCCCGTGTTCAATGGTCTGCTTCAGTTCCGAAATCGCTACCGTCATTTCCTTTAGTGTTGTATTTACTCCGGTCATTATTTGGATCAACTGATTGTGCGAACTGGACATTAAATTTCGCAAAGCCTCATCGTTTACTGAGTCCTTATCGTAGAGGATTTTTCGTTCTTCTCGATGTTGATCGGAGATATAGCGGACGTACCAACCAGCACCAATTAGAGCGATGAATAGACCACCCAGGTTCGATAGTTCTTTGATCAATTCTATATCCATCGTTTTACTCGTTTTGGTTCAGTTAGCATTGCTCGACTTGGTTAGTCGGTTGGTGGTTGGGGCCACGTGATGCCCGTTAGGTTCCCGTTTGAATCAAGTGCTGGTGATTGGGTTGTTATGTCCCTAAGCGTTTGTCTGTACGTCTGCCACTCCGTTTGATTAGAGCCTGGGTAGTCGGATACCATTCGCCAATCGGATTGCTGGAGTAGTTTGTTGCGTTGTCGACGTAGTTGGCGTAGGGGTTCTGCTGCTCGGAGTTCTGCAATTTTTGCAGCCACCAATTCGGTGTCGATAACAATTTGATTTCCGTCAAAATCAAATACACCTTCAGTGTCGTCAATTTTTTTTGCGTTAGCATAAACTAATCGAATGGCTTGATGATTCATCCTTGGATCTCCATTAACGTAATGCTGCTGGTCGTTCTTTGAATATATGTAAAGTTGCCATCGGACTCTGTTCTATTGACGTATATTGTGTTTCCGCCAGCATCTCCAGCTACATAAACTGCATAAGTATGCGGCCCAACCGAACCAGGAGCATCCAACTTTTGCATAAACATCGTCACAGGAGGCATATTAGAATCAACATTGTACTGCTCAAAAGCCACACCACCTTCTAACTGGTTAGATAACCCTGTATCTGCAACCAAAATATTAGTAGCGCCTCTAAAAATAGAAGCCACACCTCCACCACCAGTCTGTTCATTAACAGCACTTAACTGCACCATTACTAGAACTTTATTGGAAGGATCGGATAGAGTGATGGTTTGTGATAACCCAGTGACTGCCTCAAAAGTAGCGGTTACTGAATCAGAAAAAGTATCCGTTTTTACAGTCTGTAAAACCTGAATAATATGATGTTGAGGAAACACCACCGCACTGCTAAGTGTCCCATTATTCACCGTAATCGTTCCGCCTGACTCGCTAGCAAAGCTAGTCCCGGCTAGTTGAATCTCTCCTGCCATATTTAACCTACTACGTTAAGAGTTCCGGTAATAATTAAAGCTGATGCATTAGTAAAATTAGCGTATCCGTGACTAATTACTAAATATCCTTCCATCGTTCCACTTCCGCTAAAAGTCGTACCACCAACATACATCCGGTTGGTCCCAGCACTAATCGCAAGCGAATCCGAAACCGTTGAACTGTGTTCGATGTAACTACTCCCAGAGCCACCACCACCTGACTGATCCACGAAGCTCAAATTCCCACTGCCATCTGTTTTCAAAACCTGATCCGCAGACCCGTCTGCAGTAGGCCACGAAAGCCCGTCTAGGATGATCTTGCCTGTGGTGTCCGGTGTAATTGCGATGTTCCCAGCACTGACCGAAACGATGCTGTTCCCATTGAGATCCAGGTTGCCACCGAGTTGTGGGGTAGTATCACTGACGATATCGGAGATCCCTCCGGTTGCCGCTTCCCACGCAACTCCACCTGTTCCATCGGCAGTCAGGACATATCCATCCGTGGCATCAGTGACCCCATTATTCGATCCCAGATCAGCAGCGTTCAGTGATGTTAAAGACGTAACTCCAGTTCCCCCGTTTGCCGTTCCAAGAGTTCCAGTTACTGCTGTGCCGAGATCGTTGGTCTCAGCAGTGAGGTAGGTCTGAAGGTCACTGATCTGTGACTCAGTAATACTTAGCGCAGCCTGATGCTGAGTGACAGAAGACTGAGTTATGTTTGCGTCTGGCACGTTTGCCCAGGTCACTGCTGCAGACAAATCGTTTGTTTCTGCAGTCAGGTAAGATTGCAGGTCGCTGATTTGAGATTCGGTGATGGAGATCGTTTGGAACTCTAGGGCCGTTGCTCCTGCATTGACTGCCAGGACCTGGTTTGCAGTCCCGATTGCCGAAAGTCCTGTCCCGCCATTGCCTGTTCCAAGGGTCCCAGAAACCGTGCTCAGATTGTTTGTCTCCGCAGTGAGATAGCCTGCATCGTTTGTCCACTGAGAAATGTTCCCAGATTTGTTCGTCAGGGTGTCGGTGCTCGATGCTGTGATGTACGATCCCAAGTCCGAAATCTGAGACTCAGTAATTGTGTCCTGGGTTGCTAATGCCCCCAGTCCTAAAGTCGTTCGTTGAGCCGTAGAATCCGCATCATCTAGGATCGCACGCCCTGCTGCAGTCAGATCAGCAACTGCGTATACATCGGAGGCAGTCGTGTAGATCATCTTGTCTGCTGCTGTCGTGAGCCCTGAGATCGACTGTAGTCCTGCATCATACGCTTGCGTATTCACATTGATCTGCAACCCAAGAGCAGTCCTAGCATCTGAAGCAGTCGCACTTCCAGTACCTCCAGAGGAAACTGGGAGAGTATCCGTTACGTCTGTCGTGAGATTGATCTGTTGAAGAGTGATCGCTTGACCGGAAAGAGTGAGGTAGTCCAGAGACCCCGATAGACTCACCGGAGTGGAGTTGTCTGTCCCACTGACATCAACGCCAAGAGTTGTGCGGAGGGTCGCGCCACTCTCAAACTCAAACTCTCCTGCAGTCGAGTTATAGACCAGCAAAGCATCGTCTGCGAGTGCTGCGGTGTCGACATCACTCAGTGTCTGAACCGTTGAGCCTGGGAGATCTGCATACTTCCATTCTGAATCGGTGGCAGAGTATTTAAGGATCTGATTATCGGTAGGAGTTGCATCATCATCGGTCAGCAGAATCCGATCAACCTGCACCTGGAGGGCAGTGTTGAGTTTTGCGTAGGTGATCGACCCATCTGCTGGATTGGTCGTGATCCCTGTGAGATCTGAATCGTCCGCTTTACCGTCGAGAGCAGTCTGCAGTCCTGAGATGTCGGAGATTGAGAGTGTGGATGCTGACCAGTTTTGACCGTTGAACTGAAGAACCTGGTCCTCGGCTGGAGTGGTATTGACCACATTGCCCAACTCCTCCAGATCCTGATCTGCAATCGAGTCATTCAGAGTCTTCAGTTCCGTATCGATCGTTGTGAAGTTTGTATTTAGGTAACTTCCCCACTGATCATCATCAGATCCTACTGTTGGCAGGTTGAGTGCGTAGTTCGTCGTAGTTGTGGGCATCTCTTAACTAAAGTAAGGAGGTGACGGGTTACTGCAGTTCAAAGTAGGGTAGGGATAGATGACCTGGTGCTTTTCCCAATTTAGGATGTCAATGTCATCTACAACCTTATTATTAGCATTCTCCCTGTTTAAAAGTTGTGGCATTCTCAAAACAATTCTAGTCGTGGAATCCACAGTGCTTGCCCCTGTGTATTTGACCTGAACCGCCCTACCGGAAGCACGATTTTCCCCACTAAAGGACCCTCCAAATTTACTGACATAATTACCCAAAGACACCCCAGAAGTTATATCACTGGGAGTCCGTATCCCGTAAAAGGACTGGAATGACGTCGTCAGCACTCCATTATCAATCCAATACTGTAGCACCGGATAGTCATTGACAGACGCAGGTTTGTGTTCTGACTCATCGATATTCCCTCCGATTGATGTTGGCACCTTCGTGAATTTCGTAATTAGTGGAGAATTACCAATGCTTCCTCCATCAACCAGACGTGTTGATTTCGCCCCACTGCTCTGGGCAGCAGTTCGGGCATCCAGAATGGTTTTCGTCGCACAGGTATCCTCCAGGGCAGAACTGAGATCCGACTCTGCCTGGGTGACAATGATGTCCAGCGCATCCAGCTTCCCATTGAGGTAATTCACAAAGGTAGTGAAGTCCCCACTGGAAAAGAACGTCTCGATCTCACTGGCTGTTTCTGGTGGAGAGATCCCTAGTGCAGTCAGTTCGGTGTTGTACGCAGGCCAGGTGCTGACCGTGCTGTAGTTCCCACTGTACGGATCTGGGAGAATCCCCGAGGTGTTGACCGTTACCTGTGCGAGATCCCGATCAATCTGGGCCAATGTTGAACTACTGCCAACCCCTGCAGCATTAACTCGGTCCGATAGATTTTTGAGCTTGGTCTCCAACCCCTGGATGTAGGTATTCAGCACAGTTCCATAGGAAGTGCCGTCCCCGTTGAGTGTCGGTAACTGTAGATCTGTATAGTACAGAGAGGACTGTGGCACTACGGAACTCCTAGTGCGGATTCTGCCGCAGTCTTTGCAGCAGCAGCATCTGTCTTTGCATTACGTGCGTCATCTGCGAGAGATCCTGATGTTCCTACTGCGCCCACTGTGGTCTCCAACGTTGAAACCCTAGATGTTAAAGTGGTCAAGGTGGTGTTCAGGGATTTATTGGCAACACTGACGGCAGTCTGAGAGTTTGTCAGTGCAGTGCTGGCATTAGTGCTGGCCTGTGTCAGATTGTACGCAAGACTCGGAGTTGCAGAGTCTGCAGCATCCCCAAGCACCTGATCAGTTGTGTAGACCTCATTCTCAAGTGCTTGAAATGCCGAGTTCAATTGAGACCCCCAGGTCCCCTTTGAACTCCCAACGGTTGGGAGTGTGATGGAGTAGTTTGTAGTCGTTGGAGGTGTGTCAGAGATTGCCATCGTTATATTTGTTTGGGTGTCCAGTTTTTGTCAGTCGGTCTCCGTTTCGTCCAGATCTCTAAGGTCGTATCTGGTCGCTCAGTCCAGTCTGCTGTCGGTGGTCCAGCCGATTCAAAATTAATCTTTTGGACATAAGGACCAATCCCATATCGTTTTGTTCCATATCGGATCAACTCACTCATGACATGGCCTGGAAGTTCAGACTATGCCGTGACCCCTTCGTTCTCCGCCTGTCATCTGATGCCTGGATCTCTGCAACGGCACGTTCTGCCTGGGCTTGCCAGATCGTGATTCTCTCATCTTCTCCGAGATACGGAGATGCCTGCATCAGGGAGTAATACAAGTATGCGTCTGGGTGAGAGGTACTGACCCAGTTTGTTGTGTTCGTTGTACTCAGTGCTGGAATCTGGGCGTAATAGAACATCTCATAAGTGATCGACTCTGCAGGGGTTGGGATGATCCGCAAGGCGTTGCCATACACAAAATATCTGGGATACGAGTCTGCCAGTCCTGCGATGAAATTTGTGTCCGTATACTCATTGATCGCATGAGCTGCAATCTCCACCAGGTCCCTCTCTTTTGGACTAGTCATCCGCAGATGCCGCATTTCCAGAAAGTCGGAGGGCATAGACAGGTACTGATCAGACGTAGAAATATCTGCACGGGTGTATTGATTCGTTGTCCGCAACTGTCGGTTCAACCTGGCTTCCGCCAACGTGATGAAGGTGGGGATGACCGAGGTCAGATCTGTTCGATTGAGCCAGTCTGCGATGTTGCTTTTCAGTTCATCAAACGTCATAGGTGTCCTTCCCAAACTCGGAAGGGTTTGTTGTGGTAATCATTTAACCACTGCTTGAATTTCTTCTTGTCCTTGGTGATTCCTTGCTGTGCGAGTTGGTCGTAGAGAACCCGTGGGATCTCGGCAACTCGTTTCCATCCGCTTTGTTTATTTGCAAATGGATCAAGGTGTTGGTTGTCACGCAAGGTCTTGGTCAACTTCAATGTAGGTCCCAGATCCTGCGTGACCTTGTGATGTATCTGCAAAGATCGAGAGTCTGTCTCATCAACATAGAACTCACTGAGTACATGACCTGTGTGATCTAAAATTTGCTTCGTCAACATTCTCTCAATCTCTCAGATTTAGTGATTAGGAAGTGGTCAGATCAAAGATCCCACCATGAGCCGCTTCCTGTGTCATCTCCAGACCCATCTCGACCACCAAGTGCTTGGTCTCCGCGTCACTGGTCTTTCCGAGGGTACTTACCTGGAAATTTCTCAAGTAGGAAACCTTCGCAAATTCGGGCGATATGAGAAATGCGTCCCGCTCACGCTGGAAGCGATTTGGCATCACCTGGAGGTCTCCAAAGTCGGTCGCAAACACGGTTACGTTTGATCCCGCCGTGTTGGAATCAATCATCTCACGGGCGATAGATCGTCCGGTCAATGTACTGACAACCGTTTTGTTGAAAGGTCCGACCATCAAGCGATCTGGCTCACCACCCTCGGTGTAACACGATTGCATCACGGTATTGATCAATGAGGCAGTCAATGCTCGTTGAGCCGAGGAGTCGGTTCGGGCAGTTGATCCAACTGTCACCGGATCGGCACCGGACGTGGCATCGAAACTGGTGTTGGTGTCCAACCAGGCACCAATCATTGCGGAGGTTCGCGCAGTCGTTGCGTTACCTGTGGCTTTGGCCTGGTTGCTCAACAGTGCCGCTTCGACAGAACGTTTCAATTCCTTGGTTCTGCGAGCCATCTGGTGAGCCATTTGCGATGTCTTCAATATGTTCAATCAGGTTCGCTACTCCCTGACCCGTCCCTTTCGGGACTGCTACCTGTCCCCAGGCAGTTCAGACTATATCTTCACCCGATCAGGGTGCTCCGCACTTCCACTCGCTTGAGTGTACGCCTTTCGGCTAGTCGTTGAACCTTCCCATTTCTGGGCTTGGCTGCTGATTGTCCGGTCTGGACTTCCCAGCAATTCACGGAGTTTTTCATAACTAGTTCCCTAGTTAAGCGGCAAGTCGTTCACCGTAGAGCTTGATCGCAGACTGGGTTCCTGTCACAGCTACTGCCCGACTCATGATCTGGCAGACGTTGCTGTTTCGGGTGGTCAGGCTTGCCGCAGCAGCACTGATGGCATCCCCTTCCAGGTCTGTCGTTGTGCTGGTCGCACTGAGTTCTTCTGTGATCCACTCGAATACAGTGTTGGAAACATTTCGTGTTCCTACACTGTTGACGAATGGGGTCTCGGTTGGGGAGATGTTATAAACAATCTCTTTGATATCAATTACATCCTCTTCCGTGCCTGACGTTTTGATGTCGTAGGACGTAGAGGCATTCGTTAGAAGTGCCATTGTGACTTACTCCAATAATCTAGATTACCCATATTGGGCAAAAAAATTTGCAGGTTCAACGCAATAACGCATCAAACACTGCAACTGCGTCTTGGTTCTTCCCAGACTTCTGTAGGCGTTGCATTGACTTTTTGAGTCGTGATGCACCTTCATCGGTTGGGGTAAAATTGCGGCCCATCTTCGGTGCAGTCTTGACTGTCGATTCAGGACTCTTCTTCAACTGTTGCTTGGCTTGCGAGGTAGTCTTGTTCGCTTGCCAGGCTGAGTACAAAATTGCGACGAGGCGGGAGTCGTAGGCTTGGCTCAAATCAGAATCGGTCAACCCAAATTTCTCTTGAGCAAACTTGCGGATCTCGGCCTTCTCGGTCTTTGCGGTCTCT